TTGATCAGCAAACTCGCTAAAACACGGAGTACCAAGAGTATAGTGTACAAGTTTGGCAGACGAGTTCCAGTCATACTCAACATCTAACCAGTTCCATTCTTTAGGTAACTCACCTATTAAATCATCAGTCAGCCAAGTAAATCTATGTACCTGTGCGCCAGTTGAATGTTGTATGAACTCAGGGGTAACAACAGCATTAGCAGGATGACCACAGTTCCAAAGAATGACACTGGACCAATTCTTTCTAGGATAGTTTTCATTTTTTGCACCGAGATACTTTTCAGTCATCTTAGTTTCATAGTCGTGCTTAACTACCATTACTGCCTTGCTGTCATCTTTTAATTTCCACAGCTTGTTAATATCATCACGAAGAATCATATCACCATCTATAAAGATTGCCCATCCTTTGTATTCAGTTAGGTGTGGGACCAAAAATCTAGAATAAATGAAATGATTACTACCATCTGTATGTTCTTCTTTATAACCTTTAAGAAGATTTAGGGCCATTGGCACTATGGCAACAGGTTGGCTAGTTTGTCGAATAATGCTGTTAGAACAGGTGTGATACGCTATTGCTTCTCGAGGATCGTATCCGATAAAGATTGGAATCATTTTCTTTCAATGTCCTCTTCAACACATTCAGCCCCATATTGTATTTCAACAACTCTAACCGGAGTATCATATGGATTTGTTAGCTGATGCCATTCATTGACTGGAACTTTGTATTCTTCGTGAAGTGCTAGTTCTGTTGTCGGTAACGAGTATCCACCAGCCATTAAACTATTAACATTGGCGCGGCCTTCGCTAACAATCCAATATTCTGCACGGAGTTTATGACGTTGCATTGACAAGCTACATCCAGGATTAACTGTAAGTTCTTTAACTTTCATTCCAGGGACTTCGTGCAATACACGATAGTAGCCCCAGGGACGCTCAGTCTTAGGAGCCTTCCACTCTTGTAAAATCCAACTGCTAGAATTCTTTTTGTCTATGCCGCCGACACCAAATGTAAATTCTAAATGTAACATTTCTGTTAGAAGATTCATTTCTGGGATATTTTCTTTAGTTCGATCTCCGCCATTTGCAAAGATAATATGGGCATGTGGATGTATTGCCCTAACTTTTCTAATAGCATCTTTGGCGCTGTTGTCACTATCATTAAAGTTAATAACTCTATCAACATCGTAAAGAGCTGAAATGATGGTTGCACGTTCTTCCCAGGGCATAAACTCTTGCCCTTTTTTTCTACGTAACCATTCGTCTGAGTTAACTCCGACTATTAGTGTATCGCCTAGAGCCTTTGCTGCTTTGATATAGGCAATATGCCCAGAATGAAGGGGGTCGAAACCCCCTGTGATTAGTACAATGCGTTTCATGCAGATATTTATCTGGGTATTTTATTAATAAATATCGTATTGGAGAAAGTTATGCTAAGTATCGAAGATGCTAAAAAGATTTGTAGAATTGAAGAACAAATAAAATTTGCCGGACATTTATATGGTGCGGTTGATAATGATTGGATCAAATACCTAGAAAAAGATACATATATCGATGAAAAACTCAACTGCTTAGATATTTTAAATCTAGATAAACTAAAAAATCAAAAAGTATTAGACATAGGTGCAGGCATTGGACATTTTGGATCTTTATGTAAACATTACGGACATTCTTATCTCGGAACTTACTTTGGTAGATCTAGCAAAGACTTATTGAACTTTCATAAAGATTTAAACTTAGAAACGGTAGAATGCGCACTGTTTCCATCTTATAAGAAAGAGATTCCTAAAGGTCCCTGGGATGTAATTGTTCTAATAAGAACTACATTCGATATGAATGTTGAATGGTGTTCTGTTGATTGGAAAGAACTAATAGACGAATCACTTGATCAGTTAAACCTGGGCGGTCAACTGTTAATAAAAAGTAATTTAAAAATAGGATTTTCTAAAAATGATGGTAAAATAGAAAATCATGCAAAGAGATCTCTAGAAGAGGCCTTTAAAAAATATCAGCCTCATCCCAGATGGAGTTACTACACTTATCACATCATTAAAGAGTAGCATCTTCTAATCCAGCAGTTCTAAGTTTAACAATATTTGAAACTTGCCACTGTTTGATATCAAGAGCTTTGATAATGCCGAGCCACTTGTTACGTAGCAAGGCAAAATCATTAATGATTTTCTCAAAATCTACAACGTCTGCTTCACCTTCTACAAACTTTTCACAGTCTCTAGAACTTAAAGAACGTTGATAGTTTTCAAGATATTTACGAAAGTATTGAGATCGAAGTCGTCTTAGTTCAATATTTAGATATTCTAAGATACCTTCGATCTCTTGAAGTTGATTAAATCGGTTTTCAACAATGCCAGGCATATTAGCAGCAGCCCTTTCGATATTTCCCGATACACGGACATCTTGTTTTGCTGCCAATAGCTCAGCTTCATAATAAGCTACAGCATCGGGAATACTTGATATATCTTTAGAAACCCGATCGTACCAATTCATTTAATCCTCACCTTCGTTGTAATCATAATCATCGTCGGAATCAATCTCTTCTCCGTCAGTTGCATATTGTATTGCATCATCGAGGTAAGGGTCAACCCCTTGCAGGTTCTCTAAAACACTTTCTTTAACACCATAGTCTAAAAGTGTATTAATAAAATCAGCAGCCACATCTTTACGATGCTTTTCAGCAATGTGCTCTACTACTAAGGTCCAAAGATCTGCAATTAAATCATCTTTCATTCTGTAATCTCCGTTTCAGGTTCAACACTATTAGTTATCACTGATTCAGTTTTTTCACCGTTTTTAGAAATGTCTTCCATTGCTTTATCTAAGCCGTTGTTCTCATTTCTTTCCCAGGCCTTACGAAACTGTTTGATGATTTCTCCATCAGCAGTTGTGTACACAAGACTGTTTCCTTCTTTCTTAAGCAACCCTTTAGCTTCAAACAAGTCGACTAGTCCACTATATGGATTCATACCTGTTTCATAAGGAATCTTAACCTGTACACTTTCAAACGGCTTTGCGTAACGAGTTTTCATAATCTTACAAGCGGCACGAATGCCGTTAACTTCTGAAACCTTGTTACCGTCTTCGTCTTCTTTCAACTTCAACTTGCGCATAGCTACGACAATAGAACTTGCGTAGATAAAGCCCTGTCCGCCGCTGATCTTGTCATCCGGATCAAACATATCTTGTGAAGCATATGTATGATTAGTTGCGACTAATCCAATGTTTAAGCTGCCAAACATATTAACACAGTTACGAACCAACGCTGTTAGTGCCTTAGGCTTTCGACCCATATCGCCCTTTAGATCACCTGCTTGAAACTGATTAACATCTGTTGGAGTCAACAACATACCTAAGCTGTCAATAACAAACAGTACCTTGGGACGTTCATCTTCGGGCATTGTTTTATATTCTGTAACAAACTCTGTAATAGTCTTCGCTACATCATCAATCATAGCCATATTAAGTTTTAACAACTTGTCTGGACTAGTGTCAACATCGAGAGCATGTAGCCATGCTTCATCTAACGCATTTTCTGTATCGACTAAGATAGGAAAAATGCCTTGCTTCTGTGCATTTGCAACTAGATTACCTGAACAGATAAAACTTTTGCCTGCACCGGATTCGCCTGCAAATACCGTTACTTTGCCTAGAGGAATACCTCTTTTAAAGTCTCCGCTAATCAAATAGTTTAATGCATAGTTGTTTGTACTAACCCAATCAACTGGGTCATTAAAGCCAATACTTAAACCATCGATAGATTTAGTGATTGACTTTCTAAATTTGCTTATATCAAATGCTTTCGCCATATTATTTCCTATAGTGGTAAGAGAGTATGGGAGTTAACCCATACTCGTCTAGCATACATTAAGATGCGTTTTGTCTTGCTCTAATAGCTGCAAGAATATCTTGAGCTTTGCTGGAAGTGCCGGAACTCGAAGGAGCAGGTGCTGCCGGAGCTACTGCTGCCGGAGCTTCCCAAGGAGCTTCCTCTTCTGCTGTTTCTGCAACAGGAGTCTGAACCGGAGCACTGACACGCGGTGTAGATGCTTTGTTAGGATCGCCAGTAGCTTGACCCATGCCAGCTGGTTTGAAGTATTGACCCCAACGATCCATATCATATGGTTCGCCATCAACT